AATACCTTGCTTTCAATATATCGCGCCGCCGGCATATTTTTAATATCATAATTCATTCGGTAACGTCTGCCATTGATAACAATAAAGTCAACCGGCTTCCCTTCAATTGGTTCGTCCAAAAATGTCAATTCTTTGCGCAGTTCTTTTAAATCTTCAATGCTTAAACTGTCAATCTGTTGTTCAGTCATTCCCGTAATAATGCAAAGCAACTTCACTTCTTTGTCAAGTTCTGTCCAATCTTTGTCAGGATTTGTTATTATTGGCATTATTTGTTGGTACTGCCAAAGTGTTAATTCATTCCATTTCATAAGCCGAAGTTACTAAAAGTTCTTCAATATCTGTGTCAGTTTCTAATATTTCGTCAATTTTATTTAGAACGTCAGCACAGGTAAACGGTTGTCCTGTACGACATTGTTCTTCAACCCAATTACGAAGCGCCGTTAATTCCTTCATTGTTTTTATTTTTTAAGGTTAATACAATCCAAAAGAATAAGAAAGCGAATACAATTGAACGGTCTTCCTTTGCCGTATGCGTCCAAATGCCAACTGCTAAATCATAATGCAGTATTTCAATCGTTGCCTGAAAGCGTCCGTTATTGTATTGAATAAACATATTACAAATATTTTTTTAGTCCGTTAGCTGAAACCATTATTGCGTCAGCGCGTTGCGTTAAGCTTTCAATTTGACTTTTAATTTCTTCTTTGTTCTTGCTGCAATAGTAACCGTTTGACGTTGCTATTAATGGCAAAATACCTTCTGCGCGTATAAAGTTAACGATTTTTCGCAACCTAACTTCTGAAAAATTTGACTTCAAACCCAATGTTTCGCGTTTGCTATTTATTGCGCTGACTATTTCCGGCGCTTTAATCGGGTTGTCTTTTGTCTTCGTGTTGAATCCTTTAATTAGGATAGGAACTAACTTTTTTTCTTCTTCAGTTAGTTCTTTTGTGATTTCTTCAAAATTAGTTATCATTATTATAAGTTTCGTTGTAATAATCTTCGGCTTGTCTTGGTGCTGAAAAATCATCTTTTAAATAATCGTATGCGTCTGACCAACCTTCAAAATGCGCGTCAATTATCTGTTGTTTTTCTTTTTCAATAAAATAATCAATGAATGTAATTGCAGTTGTTAAGCTAACTTTAAGACCGTCCTTATAATCACTTTGACCGTATTCGTGACATAATGATTTGTTTTCTAAAATATCCCTTAATTCTTGCAATGCAGTTTTCATAATTATAAGCTTTTAAAATATCCCCGCCCGTTTGACATAACTTACACCCCTGTTAGTTAATGATTGTTGAATTTGGACGGGGACAATGTTATTGGTCTGCCAATGCTAAGTTAAGCATTTTCAATTGTTTTATTTCCTGTTCTTTTAAAGCAATTTCTTTTTCAAGGCGTTGAATCTTTGCCACCAATTCGGCAATTTCCCATTCCATTAATGTTGTCTGCTTCAGTTCGTAATAATTAGGCATAATTATAAATTTTCAATTAAAGCCGTTAATAATAAAGCTACCGTAATAATTGCAAAGAACCAACCCATACCCAAAGAATCTTTGGCGTATTGTTTTTGACGTTCTGCCAAAAGTTCCAAATGTTTTTCCTGTTGTGTTTTTAGTCTGTTTGCCATAATAAAAGATTTTAAAATGTGCGTTTAGCAGTCGCACCCCTGCGGGGGTTATTTATTATAAAGTTTTAATTTCTTATAAATATATTTGATTCTTTATCTTTAATTTGAAATTTTTGAATTTCGTTTCTATGCCATTTCATTAATAATTTTGTATATAATGAAGTATTTAATGGAAACTTACATTCTTTTGATTGTATTTCAATTTGACCGTCTAATTTTGTAATAATAAATTCGTAAGTTTTTGCAGTTGTCATTGTTATTTGTTATTGTTTACACAAATATATAACAGGATATAAACACAATCCAAACATTTCTTAAACTTTTTTCTAAAATTGTGATGAACGGTAAATATAACTGATGAATGGTTTATCGGTCACAAATGAACCGTTTATCGGTCATATTCGGGTCAAAAATGAACGATAAATGAACCGTTTATGATTGATTAAGCGAAAGCATAACGCCCTGAACCGCGTTTAATGTTGTGATTCTGCCAAGCCAAAGCCAAAGCCATAACGCAATCGTCGTGGAATCCTGACGGCGCTGAATACCTAACGCCATTTGCCGTAAACTGATATTCAAACACGTCTAATTCGTCAACAATAACCCCTTCAGGGAATCCAATTCGTCCCTGTTGAATGGCTGAAGCTAAACCTTCCATTAATTGTTGTTTTGATTGACTTGTAAACTTTAAACCTTCTATATTTACCCCTTCGCGAAGTAAGTCTTCCAATATCGGGTCGCCAACACCTGTGGAATCCACAATTATAGGCGCAGGTGGCAACCTTTTAATTGTTTCTTTGGTATTATGCCAATCCATTTGGAAACGGTCAAAATACGCCACGTTGCCGTCCTTATCCAATCCAATAATTACTGTATAATCCACAGACTTTGCAAGGTCAATACCATAACAAACAATTGGCTGCGCTGAAATAGGTTTTACGCAACGTTTAATAAACGCATTGCCAAACGGGTTTGCGCTATTCTCGGACGGGTTCGCCATATATTCCTGTTCAAATACTACTTCAGGCAATTGAATTCGTGCTTCGTCTATTTCGCGCGGGTTAATATGCGGGTTGTCGTATGTGCTAAATTTAAAACTTTGCCAATCGTTCTCGCCCTGCTTCATAAATAGAGAATAAAAAAAGTTCTTCCCGCGTGGCGTTGAAAGGAAAACCGCGCGTCCTTCAAAGTCTGTCAGCGTTGGGCGAATGCTATTTTCCCACCCGCCTTGTAAATCAGGTATAAATGCCGCTTCGTCTATAATAACCAAATGGAACTTGCGTCCGCGTAAATTGTCTAATCGTTCCCCCGTAAAGAATTCAATTGACCCTTCATTGGGACAATAGATTTTAAGCTTCTGAATATTGTTTTTGAATGGCAATACTTTGGTTAGGCGTTCAAAAAATACCTGCGCCAATTTATACGTCGGGGTTATGTATGCAACCTGTCCGCCTTTTAATGCTTCTTTGATTATTAATATTTGCGACAATTCAGATTTCCCGAAACGACGTCCGCACATAACGACAACAAAACGCCTTTCAGCGTCTAATATTTTTTGTTGGTTTATATGTGGTTTTGGAAGTTCTATTATCATAGAATCGTTTTACCTTCAACAAATATAACTTCAATTTTGCTATCTGTTTGCATATCAAGTTGTTCTTTTGGTTTACCGTAAACCCTTGATAGTAAAGTATCCAATGAATATAAACTTCCTTTTTCTAAAGACTTACGCATTGCCGCAGCAATTGTTTTTTCAAGTACAGTCGCATTTGGGTTATCCCAAACTGCTTTTAATTCCTGCATATCCATTGACATCATAACTTGAATAGTGTCGTTTATTTCACTTAATCTGTAACCCTGTTCTTTTAATAACGAAACATATTTTCGCGGTCTTCCGTTTGGGTTACCTGTTACACCTTTTGGAAATTGGTGTTTTATTATATCCTTCTTTGCCATTGTGCTGTTTTTGTGTTGTTTTACAAAGGTATTCCGTTTTTCTTGATTATCAATGTTGGGTCAAGTTTACGCATTCTATCCACGATAACTTGGCAATATTTTGGGTCTAATTCCATTAATCTTGCTTTTCTATTTAATTGTTGTGCAGCTACCATTGTCGATCCACTTCCACCAAATAAATCAAGAACAATATCATTTTGTTTGCTACTATTAGTTATTGCCCTTTCTGGTAATTCAACTGGCTTTTGTGTAGGATGGTATTCATTTTTAGACTCTTTTTTTAATTCCCATACAGTTTTTTCATCACTTGGACCAAACCATTGTGGGCTACAACCATCTTTATATGCATAAATACAAGGTTCGTAATTTGGTATATATTGACTCATAAAAGCTCCTAATCCACTTTTTACTTTATACCAACATATTACCGCTCTTACTTTTAAAGATAATTTAGAAAATGAAGCAAATGTTTCAACTGCCTTGCCATTTGCATACCATATATAAAATGCTGAATGTTCGTGTGAAAATAGTTCAGCATTTACTAAAGCGTCATAAAAAAGGTCCGTTAATTCTTGCCCTTGCAATGTATCATTTTCTATGCCTGTTCTTTTCTTTTTATTGTGACCACCCTCATAACTTACTCCATAAGGTGGGTCAGTAAATACCATATCTGCCTTTTGTCCGTTCATTAACTTTGCCACTTGGTCGCTATCCGTACTATCCCCACATAAAAGTCTATGTTCCCCAATTTCAAATAAATCGCCTAAAATTATGTCCGTTTCAATTCCGCCTTCAGGTGCAGCAAAGTCGTCTTCTTCTGCTTCCAAAACTTCAGCTTCAAAGTTTGGTATATCCAACCCCCATTCAATTAATTCTTTTGAATCCCAATTGTTTGCAAGGTCGTCCCAATCCCATTCGCCATACCCAACATTATCTTTAACAATAAATTCTTTTTGTTTTTCTTCTGTCCAATCAACTATTTCAATTGCAACTTCTTTATGTCCGGCTTCTTTAATTGCTTTTAAACGCATATTTCCACCTAATACAACCATATCTTTATTAACTACAATAGGACGAACGTTTAACATATCCGGAAAATCCTGAATTGATTTTACAAGTTTTTTAAACTTTTCATCTTTAATAATACGTGGGTTGTTTGGGTTGGCTTTTACTTCGCCAATTTTTACTTTTTTAATCATAGGTTTGTTTTGTTTTTATCTGCCCTGTCCTTTGTACGCCTTTGGTCTTGGCGTGTGTTTGTTATATGATTTTTTTGCGTGTCCGCACTTTCTTTTTCCGAATGATACCTTGCGACTGTCTGACTTAACCTTTGCCATTTATTGCCTTATTATGTTTTTCTTTTAAAAATTCAATCTGTTCTTTTATATCGCCATATTTCAAGTGACAGTTCCGGCATAATGCCTGCAAATTGTCAATTGTGTCTTCCTTTTTCGTCCCGCCCATTCCCCGCGCTTCTATATGGTGTATGTCAACTGCCTTTTGTCCGCATACTTCACAGGCAATAAAATCTTCTATTCCATAACCGAAATAGTCAAGGTAAACCTTAACGTGCTTCTTCATCTATTTGTTTAAGCTTACGAATCGCCCATTCAATCCCTTCTGTGCCACCCCAAGCGTCCCACATTAAACCGCCGCAACCTTCTTCGTATGGTACGTCTTTGTTTTGTTGGTGTCTTTTAAACGACGCCATTCTTGCGATTGTATCGCGTGAAATTGGTTCTTTATTTGCCAATTGGTTTGCTCTTGCTTTGCCAACAGGTGTGCCACATTCCCCCCAACCGTTTGTTTCTGCCCATTTTAACGCCCTTTTAGCGTTGTTCGTTGCTGCTTCAGGATAATCGTTAAATGAATCCTGAAACGCGAATTTTACCCCCTTTGCGGTCGTTTTAGAATTAATTAATTCAATTTCGCGGGAATTGTTATCGTAGTGCGTTCCAATACCGTAGTGTTTAATCGTTTCCCATTTATAAGCGCCATTTGTAAATTTAACCCTGCTTTTTGGAATTCCTAATTCTTCAGCGACTTTGTAAACTTCTTCGCTTGCACTTTGTTGGCGTCTTGTAACTATGTAAACTGTTTTTCCTTCTGCGATTAATCGTTTAGCCAATTCTTTGCCGCGTTCTGTTTCCAATGTATCGTCAAAATCAATACTAACTTTGTTTTCGTCGGCTGCGTAAGCGCCTGAAGCTAAAATTGCCTGCCAAACTTTGGTTGCTTTTTCTTCTGTGTCGTATATGCACGCACCTGAACCAATCCTATATTTCCCGTTTGAACATTTAATTACCGGCATTGCCTATCAATTTACTATAAATAGCGAATCGGTGTTTATTTACTTCGTGCAAATTGAAGTTCTTATTGCAATACTCAAACAATGCGTTCCCATAGTGTTTGCGGGCGTCAGGGTCGTTTACTAATAATTTTATCCAATAATACCAATCTTTTTGACTGTTTACGTGACACGCAGGATAAAACCCCCTGTAAGGGTGTACATTGCTAACGATTGCCGGATTCTTCTTTGAAGCGGTTTCTAATACCTTTAAATTTGACTTCATTGAATTAAATTTGGAATCCACTAACGGAATTAATGAAATGTCAGAATCGCAATATGCCGCCATATATGAAGTGACTTCGTTGTAATTGTAAATCGTCGGGTTTAATTTTAAACCGTTAGTAAATGCCGCAATCATTCCGTCCCAAATTGGTTTTTCCTGTTCGTTGTAACCTGCAATAACAGTTCGCACGGGGAAATTAATTCGCTTCATTGGATTGCGTAAAATTTCCATATCCTTGCCGTGTGTGCCTGAACCTGACCAAAACAAACGAACAATGTCGGATTCCTTTTTAAAGTCTTTAAATTGTTCTTCGCCGTATGGAATCGCATTTGGTACAATTTCAACATTTGAATTGTAAGGTTTAATTTCTTCTGCTAATCGTTCGTGTGTAACTGTGCAAAGGTCAGCAATACGAATCCACGCCAAAATTTGTTCTGAAACATTATTTAAAACATATCGTTCGTACAGGATATGTGAAGCGTCTAATTTCCAATAGTCGTCGTTGTCAACTACTAACTTA